ACCAATGCAGGCAACAGCGCAACAGCAGCTGCGACAAGTGCAACAAACGCAAGCAACAGCGCCAGCGCTGCCAGCACATCGGCAAGCAATGCCAGCAGCTCAGCATCAGCTGCCAGCACGTCTGCATCTAATGCAGCCACGTCTGCAACCAATGCGTCTAACTCGGCCACAGCTGCTTCTGGCAGTGCATCTACGGCAGCCACACAAGCGACCAATGCAGCCAACTCAGCGACGGCTGCAGCTGGTAGCGCAACAAGCGCAGCATCGGCACAGACGGCTGCAGAATCTGCACGCGATGCGACACTGGCTGCGTATGACAGCTTTGATGATCGTTACCTGGGAACAAAGACAAGCGATCCAACTGTTGACAATGATGGCAACGCATTGGTTGCTGGCGCTTTGTATTTCAACAGCACCTCTGGTGCAATGAAGTTGTATACCGGCAGCGCATGGGTTGCTGCCTATGTATCAGGCACAGATTTTGTAGCCAAGTCTGGTGACACCATGACTGGTGCGCTTACAGTTCCTAGTCTTACTTCTACTAATGGTTCAACAATCCAAGGTCTGACTGTAGGCCGTGGTGCAGGTGCTGTGTCTACCAATACTGCGGTGGGTGCTAGTGCTTTGGCGGCTAATACGACAGGGGCCCAAAACACATCTGTTGGCTATCAATCGATGCTTAACAACACCACTGGAGATGGAACCGCATTTGGTTACAGGGCTTTGTATACCGCAACCAATAGAACAGCCAATACTGCTGTTGGCAACCAAGCACTTTATTCATGTGCTACTGATGAAAATACAGCGGTTGGTTCATTGGCATTAAGAGACACAAGTACAGGTACTGCTAATACTGCTGTTGGTGTTCAAGCGGGTGTTCTAAACACCACAGGAGCATCCAACACGGCTATTGGACATACTGCGCTTAATGTCAACACAACAGGAAGCAATAACACAGCACTTGGTCGTTCTGCGCTTGTCTCCAACACCACAGCCTCTAACAACACCGCTGTAGGTTATCAGGCGGGATACACAAATACAACAGGTGGTGTTACAGCACTTGGTTATAAATCTTTGTATTCAAATTCAACTGGTTTGTATAACACTGCTGTTGGTGAATATGCTGGAAATGCGCTGACATCTTCTGCAAGCACTTTTGTTGGCTATTATGTTGGTCGTGCGGCAACAACTGGAACTGATAACGTAGGTTTGGGTGGCGGCAACCCAGGAAGTATTTTCCCAACTTTTTACAACCTGACAACTGGTTCGTACAACACTGGATTGGGTAATGGCGCACTTGCCAACAACACCACAGCAACTTACAACACCGCTGTTGGTTATCAGGCGGGGTATAGCACTACAACCAGCGGCGTAAATTCATTCTTTGGGGCCACTGCCGGATATTCTGCTACAACTGGTATAGGTAACACATTCATCGGACAAAATGCAGGTTACTCAGTCACAACGGGTGTTCAAAACACTTTCGTTGGGCACAACAATGACGGCACTGCTGCGGGTTACTATGTAACTACCGGCTCTAAGAACACCATCATCGGCGGTTACAACGGCAACCAAGGTGGCCTAGACATTCGCACAGCAAGCAACAACATCGTGCTGTCTGATGGGGATGGTAATCCACGGGGTTACTTTGATAGCAGTGGTAACTTTATGGTGGGTAAAACATCTGCCAACGAAACCTCAAATGGTTTTGAGGTATTAGCTGCTGCTGAATTTAGAGCAACAAACTCAGGCGCTGCTGCTGGAAGAATGTATCGACGCAGTTCAAACGGAGATACTCTCGTCTTTTATCGAGACTTGACTGCTGTAGGGTCTGTCAGCGTTACAACTACCACAACTACCTACAACACATCCTCCGACTATCGCCTAAAGAACACCATTGCACCAATGACAGGTGCATTGGCAAAGGTTGCATTGCTTAAGCCTTGCACATACAAGTGGAACGTAGACGGCTCTGATGGCGAAGGTTTTATTGCTCACGAGTTGGCAGAAGTTGTGCCTCAATGCGTAACTGGTGAAAAGGATGCTGTTGACGAAGAAGGGAATCCACAATATCAAGGCATTGACACATCATTCTTGGTGGCTACATTGACCGCCGCCATCCAAGAACTCAAAGCAGAATTTGACGCATACAAAGCAACTCACCCTTAAGGAGAAAACATGACTGAACAACTAACACCCGAACAAATCGCACAGCACCTGAGTGCGGCTATGGATTCGGTCAACCTTATCAACGCAGGACAACCAGAAGGCATGACTGCTGAAGATTGGGCAGACTGCTTGGCTCGTAACAAAGAGCATTTAGTTATCATGCTTGCTAAAGACTTTTGGACAACAGAAGACTTAGCACCTTTACAGGCCGCAGCAGCATGAAATTAGAACTCGATGTCAACGACATCAATTTCATTTTGCAGACTTTGGGAAACCTCCCATCGTCTAGTGGGGTCTGGCCATTGATCGTCAAGATCAAAGACCAGGCTGAAGCTCAATTGCCTAAAGAAGCAGCAGCTGCGGAGTGATCATGGATGCTGATGTAGACAAGCGCCTGGCCGTGCATGAAGCCATTTGTGCAGAGCGATACAACTCTATTGCCAGCTCTTTAAAGGATGGCGATAGGCGCATGACCAAGATTGAATACTTGCTTTATGCCGTCATTCTTACTGTGCTGCTTGGCCCTGGCGTTGCTGCCGAGTTTGTGAAAAAGATCTTCGGACTATGACCGACTGGGCTGAAGCATTCATTGCTGCAGCCTGTGTCGTTTGCTTTGTGATTTCATGCACATATCTTTTGGTATGGTGCTTTCAATAATTTTGCTGGCTGTATCTATTGAATACAGGTGTATCAAGTGGGTCTGGGTTGGCGATGTGTACAACCGGAAGGTCTACTGTATTGAATGGAAAAAGGTAGATAGAAAATGATCGATCCAATCAGCGCTCTAGAAGGAATTCAGAAGGCGATCAAGCTCGTAAAGAAGGCGTCACAAACGGCACAGGACGTCGGCTCGTTGGCTCCCATGATCGGAAAGATGTTTGATGCTCGGAGTCAGGCGACCAAGGCCATGGTCGAGTGCAAGCGATCAGGGAAGGGCTCTAACATGGGCACAGCACTTCAAATCGAAATGGCTTTGGATCAGGCGAAGGCGTTTGAGGCTGAGCTTCAGATGCTTTTTTTCCAGTCGAATAAGATGGACGTCTGGCAGAAGATCAAAGAGCGCGCACAGCAGATGGATATCGAGGACGCGCACGCCGCACGCGAGGCCAAAGCTGAAGAGAAAAGGCTGAAGAAGAAGAAACAGGAAGAGCTTGAACTTACCATGCTCATTGGCGGTTGCGCGTTCGTGCTGCTTCTGATTGGCATCGGCATCAATGAACTGATGGAATTCTGTGCAACCACTCGCCGCTGTGGACGATGAATGAATATCAGAAACAATTCAACTTGTTTTGCAAAATCATTTGCTACGGCTGGGCTGCCTGGTGGTTCCTTGGCTTCCTTCGCTTCCTGCCTGACTCCTTGTCCGACAAGATAGTGGCTCTACTGCTGGGGAAAATTGGACTATGAAATATTTGCTTTTGCTTTTATTGCTGGCTGGCTGCGAAGATCGCTACCGATACAAGTGCCAAAACCCTGACCACTTCCATGCCGAAGAGTGTCAGAAGCCAAAGTGCTTATTCACACAGCAGTGCCCAGAATACCTGGTCGCACCAATACTTGAAAAGAAGGTGAACGATGTCCAACCAGCAGCAGAAACCAAAGCTAACCCCTGACGAGTTTGAAGTCAGGATCTGGGGCTTCGTTGTCGTCGTCGTCACGCTGATTCTTTGCTTTATTGTCATTGCCCTGCTTTACTCTGTGACCTTTGTCACGCAGCCGATCAAGTCAATGGCGCCCATTGACCAGGCATACACCAAGATGCTGAACGACATTGTTTTGCTGATTGTTGGCGGCATCGGTGGCGTGATGACTAAGCGCGCTGTTGGCTCGGCCTCCAAGGCTTTTGGCATGCAGCCACCGCAGCCACCAATGCAGCCTATGTGTCAGCCCATGCAGTATGGCCAGCAGCACAGCTCAAGCTATGCACCACCGCAGTCTGCTTATGGCCTGCCAAGCCAGCCGTTTGGTGCGATGCCGGTCTGGAAAAACCCAGAGCTCGATGAGTCCTGGACGCCAGGCCCACCGCCAACCACACCACCAGAGCACATGGAGCCGGACGAAGACCGCGAGGAGATCGCAGCTGCACGCAAGGAGGCTGACTGATGCTGCCAATACCATTGCCCTGGCTGATCGTCGGCGTCCTGGTGTCGCTGTTTGGCACATACCGAGTCGGCCACCATTACGGCTGGATCGAGCGCGACAATGACATGAAGCTGGCCATCGCCAAAAAGAATGAAGAGTCTCGCAAGAAAGAGCAAGAGCTTGGAGACAAGCTGCAAGACCAGGAAACCAAACTCAGAAAGGCCCAAGATGAAGTCAAGAAAAAGCAGTCTGCTATGCATGAGCTTGCTCGGACTGGTCGGCTGCGCCTCCCAGCTATTGAAGCTCTTATCGACATCGCAGCCGACGGCGACAAAGCAATCACCAAGCTCAACGCCTGCGTCGCAGCCTACAACGAAGTGAGGAGCCTACTCAATGGTCAACAGTGATCAACTCAAACGACTTAACATCGATCCAAGCCTGGTTGACGCATTCAACGAAACCTTCGAGCGTTTTGGCCTGGTCACTGTTGTGCAGCAGGCATGCTGGATCGGCCAGTGTGGCCATGAGTGTGGCAACTTTAAAATCATGGAAGAGAACTTGAACTACCGCGCTGCCACGCTGCTGAAGTTGTTTCCATTAACTCCAAAGCGCGCTTGGGGTTTCACGCCTGAATCGGCTGCCGAGTATGAGAAGCAGCCAAAGCGTATTGCCAACAGGATCTACGGCAACCGCATGGGCAACAGGGACGAGGCATCAGGGGATGGCTGGCGGTTCCGGGGCAGGGGTTTCATCCAGCTGACTGGCTCTAACGGGTATTTTCACGCAGGCAAGGCATTGGGTATTGACTTCTGGGCAGACCCTGACATGGTGGCCACGCCGCAGTATGCATCTCTTACAGCTGGTTGGTTCTGGGACACACAAAAGCTCAATCAATACGCTGACTCTGGCGACTACAAAACCATGACAAAGAAAATCAATGGTGGCTTCATCGGCCTGGATGACCGAATCCACCACATTGAAAAGGCAATCAGGATTCTAAAGTCCTGATCACTGAGCAGCGCCCAGCGCATTGATCCGGCGCTGGTAGTTGGCCGTGTGCCGGACACGTTTCATTGTGTCAATGCGGCCAATGGTTTCCAGGTTGCACTCCTTGAGCTCCTTCAAGATCGTCATGCGCTCGCGTGCTGGTCGCTTGCCTGCCTTGGCGGTCTTCTCGGCCAGCTCTTCGTATGCATCGGCCCATTCGTCAAGCGTGTTGTGCACACTGTGTGGCAAGTCTTTGCCTGGAACCATTAGCGCATAGCCGACCGTACTGATGCCGAAGTCAACGTCAGTGTCGTCTTCATCGATAACAGCTGGCGCTTCTACCTGGGTCACGGCGTCGGTGATCTGATCATTGACCGTCTGCAGCACTTCATCCACAGCGTTGACAATCTCTGGTTCGATGACGATTGGCTCGGCCATTGGCAGCTCGACTGGCTTGGCCACCAGATCAAGCGGGTTGGCAGGCTTGGCCACCGGCAGCGGCTTTGCTTCGTCTGGATAGTCCTGGGCTTCCTCGGCGGTGATCATGCCCTTGAGCACGTCAGGGAATGCGTCGCGCAGGGCAAAGCCGCGAGCTCGCATTTGCAGCATGCGCTTAGGGTACGCAGTCCACGGGCCACCCTTGCCCCACAGCCCAGCGCGCTTGGCATCTTCGACAGAGAACTTTGTGACCACTGGCTTGCGTCCCTTGCGCTTGGCCACACACACAGCCACTGGGTTGGTTGTGCCTTCGCCCTCGAAGTATTCCTCGATGTCCTCGCACACTGGGCTGGACTGCACCAGGGCCATCATGGCATCGCCGTACACGCTGGGCTTGCCATTGATCACTGCAATGTTTTGAAGCGCCTGCATGGGTGCTAGGCCCATTTCATAGCCCCACTGCACACAGACCAGGACATCATTGGGCTTGCCCTGGTAGGCTTTGGGAACCATGCTTGAGCTGGCCAGCATTTCGCTGAACTGCATTGCTTCGCCCATGGTTGTGGGGGCAAAGCCTCTTTGGTTAGTGGTTTGGAGCTGCATCATTTTCCTCTTCGACGTAAGTTTGCATGGTGGTAAAAATCAGATTGGCCATGGCGTCGACGAACGCTTCGGCTTCCTCTTCTGTTGCGTTTGTTGCGTTTAGCATGGCGACGACGGCCTGCTCATACGCATGCAAAATGGCTGGATATTTCGGTAAATTCAAGAGACCTCCTTGATCGTCAGTGATGATTGCCGAACGCTGTAGGCAGGCTTGGCCGGAACCAGGCGCTCGGCTGCAGCTTTGTAGTTACGCATTGGCCAGCTGATGACGTAATGCCCAGCGCGGCCACGCTCGGCCTGGCCAAGCAAGCTCTTAAGATGTTTTTCAGCGTCTTCGATGGCTGCTTCGGCAGCGCGAATCGCAGCCTTGTTGTGCGATATGACGACAGCCCAGTCCTCAGCTTCGCGGCCAAGATCAACCTCTTCCTTGCTGGCCGCTTGCGGGTAGATGCGGTCAAGCTCTTTGCTGCTGGCCGGTGGATACCAGTCGATCTCAGCTGTCTTTGTGTACTTGTCCAGCTTGTCCTGGAAGTCATGCACAGCACGGGCGATGGCTGCTTGCGTCTCTTTGTGTGGTGCAAACAGGAACACGCGCAGCTCAATGCCCTGGTACAGCACGCACACAGCGCCCCACTTGTGGCCAGTGACTAGCATTTGACCCTGCAATTGGATCGGGCCACGCGCCAGGTGAGGCACGTCCTCTGGCATAGTCTTGGTCAGCTTGGCTTCGAGCACGCCAGGGCCGTCCAGGATGATGCTGTCCTGGCCAACCACATAGATGCCCTTGTCGGGATCGTTGTGGATCTCCTGGCCAACGCCAAAGCCAACGCCATCCAGGCTGCAGCTGAGCGGCACAACCTCATGCGTGAATGCTTTGTCGATCTGGGTGTCAAACTGATCGATGCCCAGGCGCTTGGCTGCCTGCTCCAAGATCACCGGCTCCAGGGTATTGCCCCAGCCCATGGCTTCGTTGCCAATGTCTGGGCGCTCTTTGCCATCGATGGCATTGATTGAGAACTGCAGCTCATCATTTGGCGTGCTGTACTTGCTGAACCCCATCAGTCCTGGCAAGCGGCTGGCGCTCATTGCTTTGTCGTCTGTTAATTTTCCGGCCATGGTTTACTCCTTATTGGCTGCTAGTGAATACACACGCACAACCCGTGCATGTGCTTGAGGATGGACGGCTTCTGTGAAGCCGACCGTCGTGAATTGTTTGGTTCGGAATACGGCCCCGAGCACCGAAGGGTGAACGCCTGACGGCACTTCAATGAATTGCCTGATGTCATTGATCGACACCTGGCCATTCTGTTTGCAAAGCATTACAGCCAGAGCACGGCAGCGCTCCAGGAACTGGTGGTCGCGCTGCTCAAAGATGTCAAGCTGGCGCTGCTTGATGTCGCGGCCGGCGCTCTTCATGATTGGATCCTCTGGATCTGGTCGGCCAGCAACCAATTCTCGCCAAGCCTGCGGACTGATCTGACCCACTGGCGTTGATACGAGCGGATCGTTGCAGGCGGTGCGTCGTAGGTGGCAAAGATGGTGCGAACGTGCTTTAAAAATCTGGTGTTCATGATCAGCCCCTCCATGCCAGCAATACACCCCAGCCACCGAAGACCAGGAACGTGCCAACCACATAGGCTGCATCGATCAGTTTTTCTTTCGTCATGATTTTCTCCTTGGTTAAGCTCTTGCGAGCAAGTTGGAAACCTGGCTTGCGTGCCAGGTAGTGCCGCCCCTGGCGGTCTCAATGCCGCGAGCTGTGAGCTCGGCAGCAATGTCTCGAAGTGTGGCAGTGGCCATGCGTGCCTGGATGTCGCGCACCATAGGCAACATGCGTGCAGCGTATGCGTCTGCCTTGGTCTTGATGCTGGCCACACCAGCTGCACTGCCGGCTGCAGGGGTAGGGCAGCCCAAGCGTGTGCCACGGGCCTTGGCTTGTGCCAGGGCAGCCTTGGTGCGCTCGCTGATCTTGCGTGCTTCCCACTCAGCAAACACAGCAGACATTTGCAAGAAGGTGCGGTCAGCTTCTGGCATGTCAGCGCAAACGAATGGAACGCCTGACTCAAGCAGGCCGGAGATGAAGTGAACATTGCGTGCCAGGCGATCGAGTTTGGCGATCACCAGGACAGACTTTGTACGCTTGGCAAGGCTCATGGCCTGAGCCAGCTGCACACGATCTGTCTTGCGGCCAGACTCGACCTCTGTGAACTCAGCAACCAGCTCCTGGTCACCGACGTGCTGCGCAACAGCCTGGCGCTGTGCATCCAGGCCAAGACCTGACTGGCCCTGGCGATCTGTAGAGACTCGGAAGTATGCGACGAACTTGGTCATGATCAAGCACCTTTAACGGTAGACAAATTTGATTGAAAAAACTTCTTTGCATCTTTCAAACGAAGGAAGTTACCAATGCATGTGCCGTTCTGCATGACTTCCCATTCGCTTGACAGAGTGTTGCAACGAAAGCCATAAGACTGAATGCGCACAATGGTGAACTTGCCAGTGGCTGAGGTGAAAACTGTTTTTTTGTTGTCAATCATGGTTGCACCTCAAGAAAGATTAAGGGCAACGATTGCAGCGCGCTTTGTGGGATAGCTGGTGTAGAACTCACCGCCATTGCCAAAAGTCTTTGTGATTTTCCAGCCCTCACGAGTCTTGAGAATGCTGTACTGCACTAGGTTGTTAGCGATCCAGCCTGTAGCGAAGTAAAGGCCAGCGTGGAAGCGTGTGATGGTTGGTTTGTTTGTCATGTTTAACTCCTTTGCACGTCATCTGTGCGTTGAACATGTGAGAATTCTAGCACACATCCGATATCGGTCAACAATCCCCAAAACATAGGGACTTACCCTAATATTTAAATAAATTTGCAACACTACTGTTCAAAGTGATAGCGCGGAGATATACTTTTACGCATGGAAAACACACTTAAACCCTTTCTCACCAGGTTGCGACCTGAGACCCGCATGCTGCTTGACAAGGCAGCTGAGGATCAACGGCGCAGCATTTCATCATTGATCGACCAGTGCGTGCGTGACCAGCTGCAGCCTCGCTATGGCCAGCTGACACCGCGCCTTGATCGGTTCTTATCTGGGATCAAGCAATGAGCGAATCAGAAGCCAACAAGATGCTGGACATGGCCAGAGAGGGTCAGCCGATCCCCAACGAGATCCTGGCAGAAGCGTTGAGCCTGACGGGTGAGAGCCAACAGAAGCCACCACCACTGAGCAGCGACCTGGTTGCCTATGTGGCCAGCATGCGCCAGGCAGGCTACCTATGAGTGCAGCCATCTACTTCGTTGTGCCAGGAGCGCCGGTCGGCAAGGGGCGGCCACGCGCCAGCAGCAGGGGCGGCTTTGTGCGCATGTACACCGACGCCAAGACGCTGTCATACGAAGCCATCATTGCCAAGCAGGCAGGCTATGCCATGGGCACGCTAGAAGTGCTGGCCACACCCATCAGCATGCGCATTGTGGCGCTCTATCCGATCCCGGTGAGCTGGTCAAAGCGCAAGCAGCTGCAGGCACTCAACGGCGAGCTGATTCCAGGCAAGCCAGACCTGGATAACGTGGCCAAGGCCGTGCTCGATGCCGGCAATGGGGTGATCTACCAGGACGACAAGCAAGTCATCAGGCTTGTCATTGAGAAACGATTTGCGTTTGATCCTCGCGTCGAGGTCTACGTTCATGAGGTATTGAAATGAGTTTTGCAAAGCACCAGGTCAGTTTGACTGGCAGCCGTGTCAACGGCCAACCCTTCAAGCTGTGCCACCGCTGTGAAGAGAAGCGCCCACCAGAGGGCGGAGTGCAGACCAGTCCGCAGCGTTGGTACTGCGCTGTCTGCTGGGTTGACAAGATGAAGGGCAAGCGATGAGAAAGCGCAGCAAGTACAGACCGCGCCCATTGCTGCCAGATCCGGTGGCATGGGTGATCAACGGCTTCAAGCCCATGAGCTCACACAAAGAAGCAATTGGACTGAAGATTAAGAACCACCAGGCGCTTTTTGATGTGACCCAGGGCGATGGTGACAAGCAGCAGGTTGACGTGCTGATCGCTGCCATGAACATGGCTGAAGCGTTGCACATTGTCAACCCAGATCTTGGCAAGCAGTACGCAGCCGAGGTCAAGGCTGCCCAGGATGCAATCTACACCATGGCCAAGCGCGGTGTGGCCAGAGGTCGGTTCCTGTTTACGGGGCCAGAGTTGCAGGCGATAAACACCGGCATGGAAGTGCACGACGCCCAGCTCGATGCCTGCACAGTGGCTGAGCTGGAGTCGGCCATCAAGTTTGTTTATGAGGCCATCAAGCACCGCCGTGCCAGGCCAATCGTGGAGGCAGCAGCATGAATAGACTAGACATCATTAGCATGGCGCGGGACGCAGAGGGCGACCAAGTTCAACCTGGATTGTGGGCAATGACCATTGAAGACCTTGAGCGCTTTGCCAAACTAGTGGCACGACAAAAAGTAGAGGATGAGCCTGTGGCGTGGCGTGATGCCGCAATCAGACTTGGTGAGGAGCTGTCCTCTGTTGGGCCTGATGGCTACTACGACATGGATGCAAAGGAATGGCTTGATTGGGCTATGGAACAAAACCCACGGGGCAAACATTCATTACCACAGCGCACATGGGTTGGGCTGACAAATGAAGAGCACATGCAGCTTGCCGAGGAATGGGGCTGCTTGAGTGCTGACTGGGTTTTTTATGCTGCGGCAGTGGAGCGCAAAATCAAGGAGCGCAACACATGACCAGGCAATGCCCACTGTGCAACCAGGTCAGCCCACAGACCGGCGGCAAGCTCATGCGCGTGCTGGGCATGCGTCGCTGGGTGTGTGCAAAGTGTTACCAGCAGGCCAGAAAGTGAAGCGGCCATGGAAACCCCACTACTACCGCCACAAAGGCCCGCTGGAGCCCGACAGGACGACGCTGCTCATGGCAGTGGCCAGAGAGCTGCTGACGACCTGGGAGCTGACCAAAGACAAGGCCAACGTCGACCGGCACTTGGCTGCAGTAGAGAAGACTTACGGGGCTGGCTCCGAGCAGCTGGTGAGGACGTACATGCACTGGGTTCGCCAGAATGAACGCAATGGTTGAACCCATCAAGTTTGAGCTGCCAAAGAAGCCCAGGATCAAAGAACAGGAACCACTGCCAGACCAGCGTAAGGTCTGCGTGATCCCGTTCAGAGCAGTGTTTGACAAGAAGCTCAGTCACGGTGCGCTTCAAGCACTGGCAGCGCTGTGCGCGTACTGCAACCGTGCAGGCGTCACATGGGTCAGCCAAGGCAGGATTGCTCAAGACCTGGGCATCACCCAGCAAGCGGTGGCCAAGCAGTACAAGCAGCTCAAGGACAACGGCTACTTGGAGATAGTGCGCAGAGGATTCAGAGGACAGCGCTCAGACACTCTGCGCGTAGTGTTCGACCCAGATATCACAGCGGAGGATGCAATCACCATGACAAGCAACAAGGAAGACACACGGCCACCGGCCATCATCGAGGAGCAAAGGAGGCAAGCACAAGAGATCGACAAAGAGGGCCAGGCCAGGATCGCCAGGCTCATCAGCAAGGCACTTAAGAAACCACTCAACCAGGAGAAAACCATGCCCACATCAGGACAGACCAGGACGGTCAAAAAGATGAAGGAAGACATCCAAAAAGCCAAGTCAAAGCGGTCAACAGGAACAACTAAACCTGTGGAAAAGACTGTGAATAACTCTGTAAACAATGACAAAAATGAGCTCTCCATTAACAACCTGGAGGTTGTACATGATAACAACCTGGAGGTTGTGCTTAACTCAGAAATTAACTATAGAGAAGTACTTAGTAAAGATAAACCTAAGAAAGAATTAAACTTAGATTTAAATAAAAGAGAAGATCTAAGATGTGTTCTAAACAACGAAACAGTTTTGAAATTGATTGAGTTTGGAATGACTGAAGCTGAGATCGATGAAGGTCTGACAACGCTGCTGGCGGTCTACAAAGCCGAGGGACTGACACCCAAACCTCAGCACCTGGTTGACGGATTGATGCAGATGAAGCGGGATGCGTCGTGATCCAATGCACCACCAAGGCACCTAGATCGATCCATACGCCACGATCGCAGGCCATCCTAGACATGGGTAGCCACTCGATGCTTAAATCGCTTGTAGGCTGTTTAATCGATTCTGTACAAAGCTCAAACGAACGTATGGATTTTGTACAAGCCAGGGGCATGCTGCGACGTGTGCCTGGGAAGCCGGCCTCAACCTATATGCGCCAGCGCTACGCCTGCGATAACGCGCCTGTTGACGTGCGCGTAGAAATCGATGCCTTCCCCCCTCCCCCCTACCGTAGCGATACGGGGGTCACTCCCAATTTTTCCCAACTTTTTTCCCTGAAAGGACTTCCCCATGATTGAACAAAACCAAGCTGGCCTGTACCGCGAGAAGGCCATAGACGAAATGGAGGCTGAGAAAGCCAGCCGTCGCATAAGTGTTGACAAGGCTGCTGATCCTTGGGTGCATCGCTCAAGTGGCATGCGCTGCAAGACCTGCATTTGGTTCGTCAAGAAGGAGCCAACCAATCACTTGTCTCACCCTGGCCAACATGAGGTCGGCCGCTGCCGCCGCCATTCCCCGACGATGGGTGGCTACCCGGTGGTCTACATGACCGACTGGTGTGGTGATCACCGTTTGGATGAAAACAAACTTTAATTTTTCCCGTGCTTTTATGGGAATTTGTAAACTTGCCAACTGAAAGGACATTTATGGCATACGAACTAAAACCAGGACAGGGCTCAGCCTTTTTTAATAAATTCAAGACTGAGGACTGGCATGCACCGTACAAGGGTGAGGTTGTGCTGCCGGATGGCACGCTGTGCTTTTTGGACATCAAGCCTGGAAAGACGCAGGCGGGTGAGCATTGGTTCTCTGTGAAGATTGGCAAGCCTAAGCCTCCGAAGGCTGCAGCGCCGGTGTCTGAGCACAGCCAGGCAAAGGCCAATGCTTTTGTGGTTGACATTGACGACGACATTCCATTCTGATGGCTACCAGGAAGCAACCGACACAGATCCCCAGTGTGGCTGGCTGGGGTGGTACGAGATCGATTGAGCGCAGGCTTGAGCGGTCTACCACCTTGGCCGGCAACCGGGAGGCTGTGGCTTATGCGCTGCTGTGCATGGCCAACACAAAGATCTCTGACATCATGACTTGGGACGAATCTGGCAATGTGACGGTTAAGGCTGCGCACCAGATTCCTGAGCATGCGCTGACCGCGATCAAGTCCATCAAGCAGAAGGTTGACCGGGACGGCAACTCAACGCTTGAGATTGAGCTGTATGACAAGGTTGGAGTGCTGCGCATTCTGGCCAAGGCTTCTGGTCTGCTGGACAACCCAGAGGAATCTGATAAGCCATCGGTGATCGGGATCAACATCAAGTCCCCGGTTAATGATATTGTTGACGTGAAGGATGAATGATGGATGCTAAGCTGTTGGAGAGGGTCATTGACGTTTTGGAGCTTGAGCTGGAGGTCAGCCTGGAGGATCTCGAATGGGAGGCTGTGGTTGACAAGAAGCTGACGTTGTTGATCGACCTTCGCAAAATCAAAAAAGGATTACATGAGCCGAACTAAAGAGCAATCTGAGAAGGCAATGCCGTCGACTGGCTTGAACCTGGACTTCAGCAAGTCGCCTGCTGTCTGGCAGTTCCTGCAGTCCAACGCATTCGTGCGCGGGATGATGGGGCCGGTGGGGTCTGGCAAGTCCTATGCGTGCGCAGCCGAGATCATGATGCGTGCTGTCAAACAAAAACCCTCACCGATTGACGGCATCCGGTACAGC